TCTTCGCCTTCAACTTTGGAAACAATCGCGTAGCCAAAGACGAGGCCAAGTGTTGCGTCGGTTTTGACTACAGCCGCATCACTAAACGATTGAAAGCCACTCGGTCGGGATGCGTGGTTGGTCATGTGCTCTTGTTTTCCATAACTGTCGATCTTGGTCTCTTGGAACCATTCTCGATCCAAACGAATGTCGCCAGTATAGGGCTCTATCTGGCTAACGTCAACCCCTTCTCCTTGGGAGGTGATCGTGACGTGGGCATTATACGTCGGGCGGTCAGTAACGTGCCCAGCAGCCAGTAATTCATTATGGCGCGCTGTTAGCTCGGGCGACTCGATACCCAGCACAATCGTATTGCCATCAGTGCCGAAACTGCCGATATAACGCTCACCGCCCTGAACTACCAGCGTCTCATCGTTTGCATCACGGTAGTCCCAGATCGTATCCACAACGGAGTACATGACGGTCACGTGGAAATCCCAAGGCTCGAGCGTGGTTTTGATGCCTTGACTGTGGGCCCAGTCGATCAGCTTCTCAGCGTCTTCATAACGAACAGACCGGTAGGCATAAAGCTTACGCGGCATCAGTGCTTGACGTTCGGTCTCATTGTAGGGACCATCATAGTACTTCTTCATGGCTTTGCCTTTACTCTTGTTGATGAGGTGCAGCGACAGCTTGCAGTCTCACTAATTGGTGCGGCGGGATCGCCGGGGTTCATAATGGAGTTGCCGTTGCCGGATATGAAGGGCTCTTTGTGGCCGCGGACTTGGCCTTCCATTGATGAGTGCGACGAACGGACTTTCTCATCGCGGAAGGTACCCCATATTTTCTCGATCTCAACCAAGCCCAGATTGATGTTCTGGTCGTCGGCCTCTTCCACACCAAGATGGAGCATGGTGTTAGCAATCGTGCGACCCAAGAAGTCAGCGCGCTGGTCAGTCATCACCTTCGCGTAGCGGGCCACCTGAAGACGCGTTGATCGTGCAGCGTCACGCGGCAGGTCACTCGGATCATTCAGTGCAGTGTTCTCAAGCACCAGCTTGTAAGTCCGAACAGCCTCGATCTGACGCTCTGTCAGGCCAACGTATCGGAAGTCAACTGCGGATTGCTTGAAGTCATTAATCAACTGCAGACGGTGAGCGCGAAGCTTATCGCCAGAATTGATCGGGTCGAAGACGTTGGTGCCGAGGTGTCGGGCCTCATTATAACCAGCGTCCAACGCACGGCGCAGCGCGACAGTAGCAAATCGCTCAGCAGCTATATCAAGCATTTCGGGATTGTTACGTGCCAACCGGACGGACAATATCCATGCCCGCCGGATTGAAGTGTAGAACCGCTTGAGGTGCAGTCGGGTTTGGTCGGGCGTCATGTCGCTACCTTCCTTGGCAGGTAAACGTTGCGGACGCGGGATCGCGCTTCACACGTAGTACCCGATACAGCTTGTCCGGCGATTGGTCGAGAGCAATGAGCATGCCGACCGACGGGATAACCGAAGGCGTGATGCTGAGCGCGGTGATCAGGAACTTGCGGTCATCGAGCCGGATCAGTTCGCCGTCGATCTCGAAGGTTGTGTAGGTTTCCTCGATACCGCGGAACGTGTGGACAGCACCGGTGCCACCCTGACGACCGCCTGTTAACCGGTTGGGGTCACGCTCGCCTTCGTCCGTTGTCGAGTAGAGCTTACCCGGCAACAGACCTTTGGACAGTTCCTTGTGGACAATCTTGTCGATTGCTACGCCGAATAGTTTGGGCATCAGTTCAACCCCGACGAACGTTCTGGCGCTTGATCGAAGACGCTGACAAAATCCTCATCCACACCGAACACTGCTCCGACTCCGCCGGCAGAACCAGCAAGGAATTTCTTCAGCCAAACGTGGACAGCGAAAGGGAGAGCGGTAGCGGTATCAAGCGTCGAGCGAAAGAACCAGACTTCCGCCTCACCGCCTTTCGCTCGCTGAACATTCGAGCCGCTGGAGGATTGCGTCAGCACGTCGGGGTCTTCTGCGACCATCGCTGCCATTTCATAAAAGCCGTAGAGAACGGCAAGCGGTGTCACGCCGTCGTCCGAAACGCCAGTGCCGTCACGCGGCCAAGTAAGCGGCTCGACAACACCCGCGGACAACGTGCCCTTCCAGTTCATCGCACCGAAGGCACGAGTCACTGAGATAAGCGCGCGACTTTGAAGGTCAGCGTCGGCATTATTAAATGCGGAGGCTGAAACACTGGCAGCAAGATATGACTGAGCATCCGCGAGGGTGCCCAGGATTTCATAGTCATTGCCACCGACAGTTACCGTTCCCATATTAAGTATCCTTCAGGTCTTCTTCAATGTTGTCCAGCACACCATCGAGACTATCGCTGTCAGGCTGATCGTCTTCTTCCGGCTGGTTGGGGTCCACTACGGAGGATTGGCTGGTCGACAGCGTCTCCCGTGTGGTGCGAGGTAGGTTGAGCACGTCGCGCAGTGCGTCAACAACTGGGTCGTCCGGTGTGATGACCGCGCCGGCACGTGCCAAGTCGAGGATCGCCGATGTGATCTGCTCGGGGCTACGGAAGCGGATAGGCTCGGGCTCGGTCTTCGGTTTGAACTTCGGGTCCCAGCCATTGATGGCGAACAGCGTGTCCACAATGTCATCGGACGCGGACTCACCAACTTCTTTAAGCGAGGACTCAACGATCAAGGCGAAGTTGTGGCTCTTATCCGAGGACAGTGCCATCGAGCCTTTACCGTCGCCGCCGATCAGCAAGTGCTCGGTGCCCATGATGCGCGCCATTTCCAGATTGACGCGTTCAATAGCGCTGGCGTTCTCGAGCAGTGACGTCGGCGATCCGCGGAGTAGGTCCACAGACCATTGGTACATCGCGGACGGTGTTCCCGCTTCGTCTTTCGCCGACCAAGGCGCCGAGTCCATCAGCATACCAAGGCGTGGCGACTTCACGTGGGCCTTCAGGAACGAGCGGATCGGTGCAAGATAAGCGGTGTAGGTTTTCTGGTCAATGTCACCGGAGTCAAGCTTGCGGTTCAATTCAGCCAGCGGCGCGCGAGCAATGGGCGTACCACGAAGGTCACTCTCAAAGCCGTAACCCTCAAGCTGCTCATAACGCTGAAGCCGGCGCGTCGGATAGACCAGGTGACGGAACAGGCCCACACCCTCAGGGCTATCGTTAAGCGAGTCGTCGATGACATACATCAGCTTCCAGCGAGGAATGTAGACTTCTACGCCTTCGTCATTGCGCTGCCACACACCCTGAACGCGACCCTTGACGTCTACGTCCCAGCGTTCAATCGTGCGCTGCGGTCGCGCGGCAATGTCGGTAAAACCGATCACGCCGTCCGGACGAACCTCAGCAGTCCACTCATGCAGGCTGTACCCGTAGAAGCGATACATCGCAGCACGACGGATCACGCGGTGCCAAGGTGTGGCCATGCTGGTCAGAATTTCTTCGACCATTTCCGCGTAGTAGTTGTCTACGTCAGCTTCGGACGGCGTGAAGCGCCAGCCTGCTTTCGTGATAAGGTTCAGGTAGTAACGGGTTGATGCTGAGATCACCGAGGTGTTCAGCAAGATATTAGAATAGGTCCGGTATTTCTCTTGGCCTACAAGAGTGGCGTCGCGTTCGTCCTCAACTACGTAGCCGCCAATTACTTGACTGCCGGACGTACCATATTCGGTAGTGTCCGGCTTGGCATTCTTTGGTTGAGAAGAACCCTTAGAGAAGGGGTTCCAAAAGGTACTCATCGTCATCGTCCTCCGGTTCAACAGTTTCGGGCGCTGCCGACTCATTGTTGGTTTCATTCATGCCGAGCAAATCCCCGAAGGCCCTTGATGCGGCGTCGACTTGGTCCTTGATTTTGGACATGGGGAAAGAGCAAAGCTCATTGAGGAAAGTCTCAACCCATGGTCCGTTCACAAGGTAAACGTTGCCGGCCTCGGCTTGAGCGCTAAGGCCTGTGGCGCGGATTTCTTTACTTCCGGACTCGATGGACGTGCGAACGTCGAAGCCCTTCAGCAGTTTAACAAAGCGCTTGGCTTGAACCTTACCGGCTTGGCCGGGGTCTTGCGGCAGCGATATGCGAACACCGTAGCCATCTTCTTTTGCGGTGCCGAGGATATTCTTGTCAACATCGCCTTCACCCCAGCGGCCGCGCTCAACGCCCATGATGTAGTAGTTATCATCCACCATCCGCATTTTCAAGCCAACGGTATATGCTGTGCCGGAACGCGACTTGGCAGCTTCGGTTGCCGCGAGGTCCCATGCGCGAATGGTGCGACCGCCGGCCGGTGCGGCGTTGACGCGCTTGTCCTTGAACCAGTCACGCTGGAACATACCACCACCGCGTGGCGTCGGACGTTGCTGGAACTGACCAGCAGTAGCATACTCGCCCATGACTTTCTTATCTCGGGCAAGAACGCGCGGGGTGAAGCGATCCGGCCACAGCAACTCGCCCTCTTCAACGCGTGGGTCCTTGAAGCCGATGGAAGTATAGCATCGTCGCTCGGGCTCGAACTCCATCGGCAAACACAAATGGGTATAGCCAAGATCGTTGGCAATGATGTGGCCGGACACGTCGTTCTCGTGAACCCTCTGCATAATCACCACGATAGCGGACTTCTCCGGGTCGTTCATACGTGTAGGCAAGGTCTCTGTAAACCACAACACCGCCTCTTCCCGATATGCATCCGACTCGCCGTCTTTTACGTTGTGCGGGTCATCAACAATAACTCGGTCACCACGTTCACCAGTACCCACACCGCGAACGGACGTGGCCATTTTGAAACCCTTGTAGTTATTCGAGAACTTGATTTTCGAGTCCTCGTCGGCCATGACCTTGAAGCGATCACCCCAAAGGTCTTGATACCAAGGGTCACGGATCAGCATACGCGTCCGGCGATTATCACGAACGGTCAAGCTTTCCGAGTAGGCGCCGGACACGTATCGGTTATAGGGTAGGTTCTTCGGACCCCATTCCCAAGCCGGCCACAGCACGTTGCAGGTTAGCGACTTCATGAAGCCGGGCGGAATATTAATCAACAGTCGATCAATCTCACCAGAGGTCACTGCCTCGAGGTGCTCACAGACGGCGTCAATGTGCCATCCATCACTAAAAGGACGGCCAGGCTCAACTACGTGCCATGCCGCCTTAATAAAGCCTTTGAGAGATTGTTCAGACTCGAACTTGTCTAGCTCACGAAGAGCGGTCCTAGGATCGGACGGCTCGGGTGAGCGTTTTGCGGAGCGACGCTCTTTCATCTTCATCCAACTTGCTATAATCGAAGGTTTCTACGGGCCCGCCACCGGGACCGCTTAGTTCAACCTGCGACTTATCATGTTGGCCAAGGTATTGCTTACCGAGGTGAATGGCCATGCTTGCATTATCACCAGCTAGGCGAAACTGCTTCCGACGCAGGGACAGCTTGCCATCCGTTTGGCCTTGATTAAAGGCATCGCGGATAACCTCGTCAGCTTCAAGAATGCTTCGCCACTTCTTCACGGTTATCCCGAAGAACGTAGCAATCTCTTCTGCCGTGCACTGAAGCGTGGACAAACGTTTGACCTCGGAGGTCCGGATGGTGACTTTTTTTGACATGCTGCCAATATCGCCAGTTTGCCCCCAGTTGTCAACCTGGCTAATGATCTGACGCTCACCACGTTCAACGCCCTTATTTATAACGATATAAGCGCATGGCGGTACTGGCAAAGCTCACCACCCGATCCGGCGTCACTGGCGTTGCAAGAATGCGCCATTGTTGATATGTGTCTGAAGTCAACCTGAGAAAGGACACCACTCGATGGCTCGTAAAAAACGAACGAAATTGTCCGCGGTACGAAGCGGAGACGAATACCCATTTCCATCATCACCCCAACGTCCACCGACCATCAATATCTGGATCAGGTATGGGTCGGACTTTCAGCGCTTACAAATCCATTGTCTGCGTGCTCGTTGGGCTGCTCGCGTTTTTGTGGACATGATCCTCAACGGCCGCGACTTCGATGATGAAGGCCCCGACGAAATGGGCTGGCTTGAAACGGACGACGGTGAAACGCAAGTCCGTCTGACCGGCGACGTTCACAAACTGATGGACGAAGAGCTGCGTGACTGGACACCTCCACAGCCCCACTACAACCAGCTGATGATCGCGTCCGGCCGTGAACCAATCCTTGCGGAACCCGATCCCGATGAGCAAACCAAAACGCGCAAGACACGCGTCGCTTCAAATCGCGGTGCGACGAAGGTATCCCGTGAGGGCCTCGTGACGCTCGCGGAGTTGTGCGAGGAACTCGGCATTGAAGCGCGCGATGCTCGAAAGAAACTGAGGGGCAAAGTGGAAAAGCCCGCAACAGGCTGGTCATGGCCTGCTGATGAAGCAGCGAAAGTGAAGGCGGTGCTGAAGTGAGTGTCCACACACCGTTGCCTTCATTGTGCGCAAGCGGTACAACTGCCTTCGAGCGAAAGCTCTTGCTATACCTTGCGATGAAGCCTCAGCATCCCTTTGAGCTTCGTCGTTTGGATAGCACTCAGCTTTCGCCCGATGACCTGCCGCCGCTTGAGGGCGATTATACCTTCGTGCCGATGTTTGAAGCTAGCATGAGGGTCTTCCTCTTCGAAAAGAAAATTGATCGTCAGCGAGCGGAAGCAAGGTTTGCTACAATCGACAAGAAACTTAGACCAGCCAAAGTCAGGAAGCCCCGTGCAAGAAAAGCTAAAAAAACTACTACCAAAACCCCTCGATCCCGCGCAGGCCGAAGCCGTAAATGACCTGGTGGTCAAAGCGGTGGGCGATGCTGTTCGCGCTGTGGAGTCGAATTGCAAAGTAGCCCAACTGATCGCGCCTACCAGCCCAATGGGCTTTATGGCGCGGGTTATGGTCTCAATCCATGGGGGTGTGCTTGCATCCTTTAACCTCGACTCCGAAATGGGTCCAGCTATGCGGGAGGCTTATCTTGAAGCACTCAAAGAAATCCAACAACTCTCAGAGTGAAGAGGACCGATCCACACAATCCAGCCTGCGAATGCTTGTGGGCGTGCTGGGTGCGGCGTTGATCGTCACAGTGGGCTCACTTATCTACATCATTAATCTGCTCATGGACGTTGTGTCCAAATAACACTAGCCGTCGCATTGTACCCGATGCGGCGGCTTCTTGGCGTCGATATGCGCGCCGACAGGCATCCCCCTTTTCATTCATGCATGACGACACGCGACACGCGTCCGAGGATGCTCAGGCGTCGTCACGTTGCGCGATGCATACAACAAACGCGCTAGATCATGCGAAAGATCAAATGAGATCGCCCAGAAATGACCCCGGAGGGTTTTTGCGCGTCGTTATGCATCAAAACCCAGGACGTTGCCCAGGCATCATAAAATCGACCAGTATCGCGTCTACCAAAAAGCGGACTGATTGCTCAATCCGCTCAATGGACGTGGTTAATGTTTATTCTGCGTCCCATGCATCGCGTGAGCCGTAGCCGAGTGACGATCCGTCGGCGAGCGTGACGTAAGCGCCTTCTTGTTCTTCGAGGTCTTGAAGGTAGTTGGACAACTTGCGATACTTTTTCTTGGTCGGGT